GTCGGTCCTCAGCATGGACAACTGCTCGTGGACCTCCTCGTGGGCCTTCCTTTCCTCGTCGGTCCTGCTGTCCCTGTTCCGCTTGTAGGTTCGGCAGATCTCGGACCGCTTGCCATGTCCCCGGTCGAAACACCAAGCCACCCTATCCGTGTTGTGCAGCTCCATCAAATCAGACAGCGTCTTGAACGTCCCGTAGATCACCCCCGTTCCCACCCCGTCGAACGAAAGCCTTCCCATGCTGTACATCGACCTGTACGCCAAACCGGACACATCAATCAGCAGCAGGGGCTTATCCATTCCAATCCATCCTCTCCTATCCCTTCCCGTCCTTTCCGTTCCTTTCCCTTCCGTTACAGCCCATCCGTCCCGATCCTATCCTCTCCCTTCCATTCCCATCCGATCCGCTACAGCCATTCCTGTCCGGTCCTTTCCGCTCCTTTCCGTTCCGTTACAGCCTTTCCATTCTGATCCTATCCCATCCACTCCGCTCCTATCCAGTCCTATTCAGCCGGTCCGCTCCACTGACCTTTGTAAAATCAGGCGACCGACTCCCTGGAAACTCTCACCGGACGGATGTTGAATTCCGCCTTGGCGTCGACCCTCTCGAACGCCTTGATCACCGGATCGTAGACCTCAAGGAAATTGCAGAAATTGCGGTAGCGGTTTATCAGGCCCCTGAACTCGGACCGAAAACGGTCCAGCACCACCCCGACATCCTCGGGGTTGTCATCGAGCCGTTGGGTCGGGACGTATCGGGTGACCTTGTGGTTGACGTACTCCACGGGCATGTAGAACTTCACGGGCGGACTGACGATCACACCCGTCTTGACCGACACCTTCACGATCTCAAGGGACCGCAGATAGTAGGTGGCCCGCTCCCGCCAATGCTGTTCGGCCGCCCGGTTCACGTTCCAGTCGAACAGATTGTGGATCGGGCTGGACTTCTTCCTCGCCTCATTCAGCAACTGGTCGGGGGACGGACGCTTGCCCCTGAACCTGCCCTTGATCACCTGAATCAACGCCTCACCCTGGTCGGGTTTGATGTGAAACCCGTTGGCGATCTGGTATTCAATTCGCGTGTCTCCCATCACGTACTCCATGTTCGATTTGTATGGTCAATAAAACGATCCGATCCTTTCTGCTCCGGTCCCGTACGATCCGATCCTAGCCCAGTCCAATCCATCCGCTCCATTCCAGTCCGGTCCTGTCCCTTCCTTTACAGCCGTTCCTTTCCATTCCACTCCTTTCCGGTCCCTTCCCTTCCGATCCAATCCTCTCCACTACAGCCATTCCTGTCCACTCCGCTCCTTTCCGCTCCTCTCCCTTACAGCCTCTCCAGTCCGATCCACTCCGATCCCGTCCTCTCCTATTCAGCCGAGCCGTTCCATTCCGTTCCAATCCAATCTGCTCCCGTCCATTCCTATACAGCCGCTCCTCTCCTATCCCGTCCTTTCCGGTCCAATCCCCTACAACTCAACTCACTTGAACTTCTTCGGCTTGCCGTTGGACTTGCCATTAGATGCAAACCGGAACCCGCGGTCGGGGTCGATCTTCACGCCCCAATGCTCGTCGGTAGCCCACTCGGGCACGGTATCCCAATCACCGACGACGAACCCGCCACACTCACCTTGGAGCTTCTCGCTCCGCAGTTCGCATAGGCCGATGAACTGGCCCGCGTGCATCGCGAGGTTCGACAGCATCTCCTGGGAGGTAATCTTCTGGTTGTAGATCAATCGAACATGCAGCTCCCATTCATCAAATAGCGGACGATGACGGATCGATGGAGTCGCCTTCTGCCCCGACCCGATGTTGACCGGACGGGCATCACGGACGTATCCGTTGTGACGAAGCAGGATCATCCCGCCTTCATCGGCCACCACCTCAAACGATTTGCCGAGGTTTCCGACCGTTATGTTGTCGGAGAGGCCGGTTGGACGGATTCCCTTCTGCAAGCACTTCTTCACCCCGCTAGCAGGAATCCCGAACAACGAATCGGACCCGTCCAACTTCGGGAACACCTGCTCTTCTCCCAACATCGACATCTTCCACGGGCTCGACGGCATCGTGTAGAAAGTCCCAGAAAACAACTCGTCGGGAATCGGTTTCTCCTTGGGAGGACGCTTGGGACCGGGACCATAAGTCTCGTCCATTCTCCACGCGGCACTCATCTTGTTGTTGACCAGCAGCGGCCGGTCGCCCACGAGGCGGATCATCATGACGCGACGCTCGAATTTCGGGATCTCGATCACATGCTCTGCCATAACCGTTCTCTCCTCGAAACAAAGGTCGGGCCGAAGCCCATGTAAATCCACCGACCACTCGGTGGATTGAATCGCACTCCATTATGAGCCTAATGCACTTGCACCACCCGTCTGCAACACAACGGCAGGTGGGAATACAGCCTCTCCAGCATCCCCTCGGCATCGATACGACGATCGTAGCGATATGGCGGGGCCGTGGCGGGCACCAGGGGCCTGAGCGACTCCCACCGTGCCTTCCCCATGTCGACCACCACGTCACGACACACCTGCATCTCGTACATCCTCATCGCATCATCCCCCATAACGGCTTTTTCTGTGAACCTCGCACTGCCGCTCGATCTCGGACCACACCACGCCAACCAGCTCCCGCAGGTCCCCCTCCCGATTCCCGTCCTCGATCCACCGGACCACCTTCTCCTCGGACCCGACGAACTCGGGGCCCAGCCCGGTGGCCGTCACCTTGCCCTTGACCGCCTTCCAGTATTTCTCGCCGATCAGGTACTGCACCATGCTCCCCGTGTCGTCCAGCCCGCACGAGTGGAAGATGTTCACGAGCACGGACCTGTCCCGCCCCGTGATCCTGTTCTTCTTCACCTTCACGCGGGCCACGATCCCCAACTGCCGCTTCTTCTCGTTCACCGTCTTGTCCAACTTGCCGGCGGGCGAGGACCATAACTGGAGAGTGGCATAGAACTTCAAGGCCCGGCCGCCGCTGTGGGTGGATTTCTCGAACGGGTCGAAGCTGTCCCTGGTCTGGTTCACCACGATCAGGATGCTACCGGACTCCTGAAGCGGACCCATCAGCCGCCGCAGGTTGCTGCTGTGGGCCTTCGCCTTCCCGTCCCCGTAACTGCCCGCGACCCTCTCGGCATCCTCCCCGGCCCTCTCCTTCCTGGCGGCCCGCTTCCCCCGCTTGAACTTCTCCACCTCGGCCTTGCTCGTCAAGCAATCCTGACTGTCGAGGACATAGATGAACGGCCCACGCTTCAACGCGTCGTCGATATTGTAGTAAAAGTCCTCGACCGTCTGGCTGTGGATTGGACTGACACGGTCACCGGCGGGAGGCTCCAAACGGTCGGCGACCCGCTTCCCGAAGAACCTCTCGATGTCCATCAACGCACCGCCCTCGGGAGCGTCGTAGATCAGGCGGTAGTCCTTGAAATGCCTGTTCAGCGTGGCCTCCGCGAGACAGGTGAGCGACAGGAACGTCTTGCCGCTGTCGGAGTCACCGACGAACAGGATGTAGTGACCCTTGATGAACCCGCCGTCGGTCCGGCCCGTGCAGGCGAGGTTCAGCAGGGTGCTCCCCGTGCTCAGGAACTTGTCGTCGGACAGCGGGACCAGCCCCTTGGGCTTTTTCCTGAGCTGTTGCTTGATCTCGTCCACGCGTCGCATGGTCGTTCTCCCTGGTCGGACAACCTAAAGACGGTCGGCGGGAATCGAACCCGCTGGTCTCCACGTCGGCTCGCCCGTAGTAAACATGGTGTGCTGTCCACTTGCACCATCGACCGTCCCCGTTCTCGACACGCACTCAACGCCTTCTCAGCGAGACAAAACTCGTATAAGTGGCCTTGCTGCTACTGCTGCTACTCATACTCGGGCTGGAACTGCTTGAAGACGACGAGCGATTACCTTTCGTCTCCTTCACCGTCACGGCGTCCTTTTCAAAAGGGACGCACCGCCACCTCCAAGCGGTCGGCAACCTCCAAGTAATCGGCAAGCCGTGGATCGCGTGCCACGACCAACTGGGCCTCCTCCTCGCTTTTGGCCAGGAAAAACTCGGTCGGAGGCACGATGATCTTCGCTCGCTGGCCAGCCTTCCGCTCGTCATCGGTCGGCTGGAGGATCACCGCGCATTGGTAAAGTCTGTCCACCATTTCATCCTCTCCCTATGTCAAAAACAATGCCCCTAATCCCAGTCGTCATCCTTGGCGGCCTTCGCCTTGCTCTTCGGCTTCGGCTTGGGCTCGTCCTCCTCCTCATCATCATCGTCGTCATCGTCGTCAGAACGGGACGTCTTCTTCCCGGTAGCCGGTTTGCGGGACGCCTTGGTAGGGCGGGGCTCGTCCTCCTCGTCATCGTCATCATCCTCCTCGGCAGCCTTCCCCGGCTTGGGCTTCTCGGACTTTACCTTCTTCAGCTCAGCCACACCCACGGCCTTGTGAACCTCGCCGTCATCATCCTCGACAGTCAGCGACGTCCCGTCACCGCTGATCCTGGTGATCGTGCACATCCCGTACTTGCGGTGACGGACCTCGTCCCCCACCTCCATGCCGGCCTCGTCCGCGGTCGGCTGCTTCTTCGGCTCATCGTCTTCATCATCCTTGACCGGCCTCGCCTTCTTCTTCGGCTTGGGCTCATCCTCCTCATCGTCCTGGTCCCCACCGCCCTCGTCCTCCATGAGGAACTTCCGCTTCAGCTCGTCGTAGGGCAGGATCTTGACCACATCGTCCAGGCAGATCCCGTGCTCCAGCACCTCCTCGTCCAGACCGTCGGGACGCGGCTTGAAGTCGATGCTGTAGCACTTGATGTACGAGAACCCGCCACCGTCCTCCTCGCTGAACCCACACTTGAGCACCGACCCCGCCTTGTAATCGTCGAAGTTGATGATGTGGTCCTCGTCGTCGTCGGCGTCGTTCCGCTTCTTGTCGATCAACGCCCCGAACGCAAAATTGCTGACCTCGTACAGCTTCACCTGTTCCTCGGGACCGTCCTTGTCGTGCAGCCGGACGATCCACAGTTGCCGTTCCTTCGGCCGCAGGTCCTTGATCATCTTCTCGTCGCCGTCCGGATCCTTGGCCAACTTGGCACGGTGCTCGCAGATCGGGCACGGCTTCCCAGCGGTCTTGGCCGGGCAGACCCAGCTCTCCCCGTTTGGACCGACCCGCTGGTGGACATAGAAGGTCCGTTCGTAATACCACTCCCCTTTCTTCGCGAACGGGTTCCCGTCACCCACCTCGTACGGCACGACGTCCAGCTTGACGGTTCCCTCCTTGGGCGACCAAATGTCGATGCCCTCGGGAATGATCAGCGTAGTCCACTCGCCGCCCGCCCGATGCTTGGCGTCCCGCTGTCCGCTTCCCGCCCGACGTCGTTCCCGTCTCTCCTCACGCTCTCGTTTTGCCATTGTCGTTCTCCCTTTCGTTTTTCCTGATGAACTCACGACCGCGATAGAATCCCACCGTCCCGAATTTGACCGTCAGATAGACGAACAACGGGAACAGCAACAAAACCAGCAACAGAATCCATGGTGCATACGACACAGGATCACCTATTCCTCTTCCTGACGGTCACGCCCACGCCTGCGGACGTTCGCCTTTCCCACCTCCTCCATCCGTTCCCTGGCCCCCTCCGGCGCCTTCGGCTTGCTGTAGTAATCCATCATAAAAAGCTGTACGAGGTCCTCTAGTGCCTTCTTCCGATGGTCAATGGAGGACACGGCCGCATCGAGCACGTCCACCGCGTACTGGGCGTCAATCACCGCCCGCTTCGCCTTCTGGTACTGCTTGAGCGTGGGAACGGTACTCTTCACAGCAGCTTCCGTCACCTTCTCCAGTCCGTATTTCCCCGGATCGGACCTGACGGCAAGGTCCAACTCGGCCTCGCTGACCTCCAGCTCGGCCTTGGCGGTCGCCAGACCCCGGCGGGCGTCAGCCAACTCCTGCCCGTAACGAAACCTGAGCCTCGGCTGATTGCACCATTCCTTGTCGAGCTCGTTGGGGTCCGGATGGATCTCCAGCTCGATTCGTTCAATCCTCGGGTCCGGTTTGTTCATCGGTCGTTCTCCCTGTTCCTATTATGGTTCTGTCACTTGGTCACGGCCTCGTACAGCATCATCGTCAGTCCCGGCTTCCCCATGTCGTAGACGCAGGGCTCGCGGAGCACGTCCATGATGTGAAAGCACCGATCCGACAGCGGACCGCCGTTGAGCAGGATCGCCTGGCAGTAGCCGAGCAAGACACGCCTCACGGCCTCGGGCTCGTCCTCCACCACCTTCAGCAGGGCCGCCACGGCGGGCCATTTCGTCTTCGGGTTCACGACCAGGCGGGCGATCTCGATGGCCTGGCTGCTTCCGACCCCGACGGCCAGCGTGGCCAACTGCTCCTTCTCGTCCCTCAGCCCGACGATCTGGTTCAGCAACACCAGGGCCTTCCTCGGGCTGCCCTCGGCTACGGTGACAATTTTCTCCCGCACGTCGTTCGACATCACGAACTTCTCGGCATCGGCCACGCGGTCCAGGAGTTGTACCATCTCCTTGTCCTTGAGCAGCCGGAACTTCACCTCGGTGGCCCTGGTCTTGATCGTGGCCAACAATTTCTGCGGGTCGGTCGTAGCCAGCATGAAGTAGACGTGGCTCGGGGTATCCTCCAGCATCTTTAAGAAACTGTTCTGGAAATCGACCGTCGCGCGTGCGACCTCATCGAGGAGCCATATCCGACAGTCGCCCTGCATTGGGGAGAACCCCATCCGATCCCTGATGCTCCGCACCGTGTCGATTCCCCGTGCATCCGCGATGTTCATCTCACAGAAATCCGAGTCCGAGCAGTTCAACTTCTCCTTGAGGATGCGGGCCGTGGTCGTCTTGCCGACCCCGCTCGGGCCCGTGAGCAGCAGGCAGTGTGGGATCGCCTTACGCTTCCCCATGTCCACCAGCATCCTCACGGCATCGTCCTGTCCGATCAGCTCGCTGAACTTGGTGGGACGGTATTTCTTGTAGAGTTCCTGTTGGTCGGTCATACCTCGAATCCCCTTGCTACTTCCTGCTTCCGCTTCAGAGACTTCAAATTCTTTATCGCCTGCCTGTAATAAGACTCCTTCAGTTCAATTCCTATTCCCTTCCTCCCGTTTTTCACGGCCACATAGACCTCGCTACCAACTCCCATAAATGGAGTCAGTACCGTATCACCCTCAACAGACCACAATTCCATACAACGCTCAATGACGTCCAACTGCAAAGGGCAGATGTGCTTCTCATCGTCATTCTCTCTTGCCTTCTTAAAGGACAGCACATTAGTCTGCCGAATGTCAAACCACACCGGGGAAGCATACTGCTGCCAGATCCAATGAGAACGCCTATTCGTATTATGCTCCGTATGCCCAATGAACCCATCGAACTCACGGGGGATTTTCCTGCTCCCATGATACTCAGTCAAGGCGGCCCGATGCTCCACGGGCTTGGGATTCTCTCCAGGTTTCCTGAATGCGACAATGCAATCCGGTATTCCCGTCCGACACATCGCCGAATCCTTGACAATCTGCTGATGGGCCAATCCCAATGCGTGTGTACGGACGGCGGCCAGCAGTGGGTCCTTCCAAATCGTGATCCGGGGGCAATGGTGAATGAACTTGTATTTCTCGAAACAGCGAACTATCTCACCAGGGAAATCCCAAATCCCGATCTCATCCCCATTCCGCTTATAAGTCGGCAGATCCATGCAATGCACGGCAACCACGCGCCCGGGCATCATCACCCTCTGCAATTGCTCCACGACAAACCCGAAATGCCTAAAGAATTCCTCCGGGGAATTAGCGTTGCTCAAATCAGAATCCTCATCGGAATACTTGTACAGATCAACGAATGGGGGACTGAAAATGCTGAACCCCATAGAAGCCTCCGGGATGTTTGGCAGCACCTCAACGCAGTCCCCACAGTAGCAGGCAAACTGGTCCGTCACCTTCTGACGCTTCAGCGGAATCGAAAGATTATCAGGAACGTCCACCTTCACAAATCTCGGTTTTGACCCCTTCGAATTCGCAGCTATTGCTTTACCCATGATGGAAGCTTCATCCTTTCCATTGCCTGATAATTCCCATTTCTGCCCAACTGAAACTCACCCATCTCCCTCACGATCCCGTCGTACATCTCCTGTGCCCGCTTCTCCTTCGCCTTCATGTTCGACAGCACAAGGGATTCCGCCTCGCTGGTCACGATGTTCACCGTGACCTCCCGCTCCTGACCGAACCGCCAACAACGCCTGATAGCTTGATACCATTGCTCGAAGGAGTGACTAGGAAAAAAGGACACGTCCGAACAATGTTGCCAATTCAAACCGAACCCGGCGATCTTCGGCTTCGTGATCAGTACCCGAATCTGACCCCGGCCAAAGGCCTCCAGCCGCTCCTCCTTCACCCTCTCATTATCGCCTCCGGCAACCTGCACCGCCCCGGGGATCAGCTTCTCCAGCAAATCGCCCTCCGGATTGTAATGACACCACGCAATAAACGGCCGATCCTTTGGTACCAACCCTGCCACCCTCTCGCATCGCTGCCTCAATGTTCTTTTCCGCTCCGCCCTCTGTTCGGCCAACGTCTTGGCCTGGGTCACCCCAAAACCGATCCCCGATCCAGAGCTCTCCACCACATGCTGCTTCAAAACAAGTGGGGGCAATAGAAATTTACCATCGTCAAACCCAAGATCGGAAGGTTTACGCAATGCCCTAGCCCATGAACTAACCCACCCCCAAAACCGTTTTTTCGCATGTCCCCGCAATCTCCATTGGCTAGTGCTGTCGTCATCATGGGTGAAAAACATCGCCAACATCTGGAAATACTTCATCACCCCCAATACCTCGGCCGAATTGCCCAACTCCATAAAATCGTTGGGGGCGGGCGTGGCCGTGCCCAGAAGCAGATAGCGAATGCCAGCGGAAAACTCTGTCACGTCTTTTCTTGTCTCGGCATCATGATGCTTCAAACATCCAGATTCATCAGGAACCAAACCAGCAAAATCGGATGACTTAAAATAATGGAGCCGCTGGTAGTTCACCACATTTATTCCCTTCACAATTCTCCCATCATGGGCATGATGAACCTTAATGCCAAACTTCTCCCCCTCGCGGACGAATTGGGGGGCAACAGCCAACGGGGACAGAATCAACACGGGCTTGTTCGTTTTTCTTAGCACATTCTCAGCCCACACCAATTCCTGTGGAGTTTTCCCCAGCCCACAGTCCTCAAATAATGCCACTTTTCCAGTCTGAATGGCCCAATCAGTAAGCACCCGTTGAAAATCATAAAGGAAATCGGGAATCCATAGCGGCTTGAATCCGGCCAATTTGCTTCGTTGCTGTTTCGTCTTAAGAAAATCTTGGTAATCGCTCACAGCTCCACCTTCCGCTTGTCAAACCAGTTGGTCTCGGACGACTCCGCCTCAATCTCCAGCGGTACTATTATCCACCCCCAGTGTTTCCGGATGTCCCCGGTCATCACCCGCTTGGCCATCGCCAGAAAATCGTCCAGTTCGTCGGGATGGACGTCAGCCACGATCGAGTCGTGTATCTGCCCCACGATCACGGTCTTCATCCTGTTCTTCTTCAGCCACTTCACCAACCGGACCAGCGACCAAAGCAGGCAGTGGAACGCCACGCCCTGAACCGGGTAGTTGATGACGTCGTTGCGGCCGTAGACCCCGGCGATCCTGAACCCGGTCAACAGATCGAACCACCCCTGCTTCAAATACTGCCGGTGCCAGTCCTGTTTCCATTTCGCGTAGACCCGGAACCTCCGACCCCAAAAGTCCTGCTCCACCTGCTGAATGTGATGCTCGAACGTCCCCTTCCTCGGCTTCTGCCTGGGATCGCAGTCACCCAATCCGTCAATCCCCTGATCCTCCAGATGGGCCTTCAGCGAACGGCCCGGCTCCCCGTTCGGCATCTGCACTTTCAGCCCGGCCCGGTCGATGGCGTTCCAGAGGTTCGGGGCACACTGGACGTAGTAAGACCCGTAGAACTCGGGGAACACGAATTGGTTCTTCGCGTAGAAGCGGGCCTCCTTCGTCACCTGCCCCTGCTCAAGCATATAGCACTCGGCCGCCATGTCACGGTGCATATCCTTGGTTGGGTCCTCGATGTACTTGATCATCGTCGGGTCCTGATGATAGCAGGCCGCAATCCTCACCTCGATCGCCGAGTAGTCGACCTCCACCAACAGCCTGCCCTTTCTCGGGACAAAACAACTGCGGATCAGTTCCCCAATCTCCTTGTCCCTGATGGGAATATTCTGGAAGTTTGGGGAGTCCGATGAAGACCTATGTGTTCGTACCAAATGCAGATTGAAGCTGGGATGGACCAAGCCATCCACCACCTCCCGCTGCACCCCGACCAGATACGTCGACTTGAGCTTCTTCAACTTCTCCAGCCGCAGGAACCCCTTCACGAACGGAAGGTCGATCTGCTCCAACGCCTCCTCATCCACACTCGTCCTGCCGGTCGCCGTCCTCTTCTTCCCCGGCGACAGTTCGTCCCCCAACACCGTCGCCAACTGCATCCGGCTGCCGATGCTCGCCTTGTCGCGGTACCGCCGCTTCCAGCTCTTCCACACCTGGTCCCGCTGCAACTCGGCGGTGATCTCCTCGATCTTCCTGCCCGTCTCCACGATCGTCCTGTCCAGCCGCCCCACGTCCACCCGCATCCCGTTGGCCTCCACGTCAGCCAACGCGAGCACCCCCTGGTGAAGCAAGTCATAGGCATCAGCGGTCGTGGCATTGATCGTCATTCGGGGACCTCGACGAACAGCAATTTTCTTTTCGGGGTTCCTTGACGGGCGGATAGATTCCAGCGGTCCACCATCGTTTCACCAAACCTCTTCACGCCATGCTCATCCACAGGCTTCTCAATCTCCGGGTTCCAGGTGGTCGACTCCGTATCGTAGGTCTCCCACCACCGCTTCCCCTCCATCGCCAGGCAAATCCTGAAGATCATCCCTGCTTCTCCATATTACGTCACCAAAATCCCAACATACAAACGCTTCTATCCGGGGCAGCCCTTCTACTCAACCACCAATCAAACAACTCATCACCATTCGTGATTGTAGGACCCAATCCAGGCCATAGCTGCCCCTTTCTTTTCCCCTTCACCATTACTGTTCCTGCTTTTCTCTCCCACAACCTACGAAACGCCTTCCTATATGCCTTTTCATACTGAGGCCAACGAGCAAACTCAATCAGTGACATTCGCTTTGATGCCATTGGACAGCCAACACAACCCAGACGCTTGAATCCCTGATCGTATAACTCACAGTAAGGCAATTCCCGATCCCGGATGTACCTCCATACATCCGCATCCGACCAATCAATCACGGGATTAACGATGAATCCCACATTCCCTGATTGTCCTCCCCTATGATCTGGATCCCAACTCTGAATCTGCTTCCATTTTTTCAGTCGCCGGTAAGACTCTGCCCAACGTACCCCAGTTATCTTTACCTTTCCCGATCCACCCCCCTCCTTAAACAGAGCACAGCACCAACGCCGATCACGCATCGGATAACCATTTCTCTCAGCCAATTCCCAAAAAAATGTTGTAGTTGGTCTCTCCCAAATCACATCATGATGTTGACTGCGAATGAATCTATAGATCTCGGGTGGGTCCAATGTAGTGACATTGTAATGCCAAACCACCTTCACCCCGGACTCTTCAGCCAACCGCTTGACTACAACTGAATCCTTTCCGCCGCTGAATGCCCCCCAATACCCATTCATCGGATCAGCGGCCAACGCCTTCCCTTCCCACATCTGCAAAACACCAATCGCCCGATTGATTTTGTCAAGATGATCCACCCCGAATCCAACAGACCTTTTTTCGGATGCTCTACCCACTAATTACCTCCATCTGCCGGGTACACAACTCCCACTCAAGTCTCGCGTCCGTGCCATTGTAGAGGAGCAACTGACCGACGTCGGCCTGGTCCATCCTGTTCCTATTGTTGCTCCCCTCGGATTTCATGAAGGGCTTCATCACCGCGTCATAGGCACCGACCCCGAGCTGCACATATGCCTGAAACTTCAGGCTGGTGATCCCCGACCTGCTGTCCAGGACGTGACAGCCGATCATCCCATCCCATTCCCAGCCCCGTACCCCGTGGCCCAGCAAGGCACGCGACCAGCGCTCCTCGAACTTGGCGTTCCATCCCCGCTTCGTCACCCGGCCGCTTTTCAGCAGCTCACCCGTCGCCCTGACGGCCTCGCCGTGCCACGGGTAGGCTATCGTCTTTTTCCCCTCCCAACAGACAGCACAACTCACGATCCTGGCCTGGTTGCTGTCGGGCTTGAGCATGTTCGTCTCGTAGTCGAACGCCACGCTACCCCCACGGTCGATCATTTTCCGCAGCACCCCAGAAGCCCTGGAAGCCTCATAGACGGGCTCGACATCCGAGGGGTAATCCGGGGCCCCCTTCGGCCACGGGACCTTCCTAAGTGACGTGGCGGCCTCCAGGTGCCTCCTGAACCACAGGTCCAATGCTTGGTCGTTCGATCGGAGCAGGTAGGCGGGGTGGTAGGTAGGACAGATCCAGGCGTTCCAGGTCCGGCTCGGGATCCGCCATCCCACCCAACGACCGATCGACCCGACGTCCTCCTTCCACTCGCTCCCGATCACCGACTTCACGGCCGACGTCCCCAGTAGGATGATGGTCCTCGGCCCCAGTTCCCGGATCGCCCTGAGCACATTTGGGCGACAGGCGAGAATCTGCTTGTCGTTGGGCGTCTCGTTCCCCTCGGGCCGACAGCAGACCGCGTTGTGTTTCCAGCAATCGCGGTCCAGGTCCACATCCAACCGTCGCAGGATTTTCCTGAGATGCTGCCCGCTCTTGCCCACGAGCTGGGTCCCCTGCTCGTCCTCCTGGACACCGGGGGCCTCCGCGACGACCAGGATCCCCTTCAGCCCCTTGCCCGTGACCGGCATTTTCGGGGACTTGCATCCCCTACGCAGGCCACAGGCCCCACAGCCCGGCGTGGTGGTGCTGGGAGTGGGGGCCAGGACGTCATCGGAGGAGAAGAATCCTTTCGCCATCCCCGCTCACTCCTCGCTGGGCTTGCCCGTGCAGGTGACGTAGGTCCATTCCTTCGTGGCCACCTTCAGACGGCCAGGGGCGATCTCGACCCTTTCAGCCCTTCGCACAATCTCCAGCAACAGCTTCGGGGACAGCATGAACCGGACCTCGTCCCCTGGTAGTCGACGTCCTTCACCTCGCGGTACCAGCCCTCGGTACCCTCGCCGACGACTTTCACCTTGCCCGGTCGCAGCTCGACCGTCACCTGGTTCTCGTTGTCGGTCCTGGCCGAGAATATCACGGCCTTGTCCACGGCGTCACCCAGGTCCTTCGGCAGGCCGGTCTTCGTACCCTTCACCATCAGCAGCTTCCCCAGATCCGGGTACTGTTCAGCGTAGCGGCGGCAGCTCAATACCACCTTTCCCACATTGCGGAAGTGGATCCAGTTCTCGCACTCCGAAAACTCGACCACCCCCGCGTCCGCCACGCTCTTCAGGGCGGACCGGCGAACGAGCAGCGGCTTGGAGAACCCCGTCTTGACCGGGTAGCGGCAGACCTGCAAATTGTCGCATGCCTCGACCCATTCCGGGTGCAGGTGGACGCAGGTCAGGATGAACTGGCTGTCGTCGTGGCTGGCGCACTGCCCGACGATCCCCACAGCCTCGACGAATTTCTCGGGCAGCTTGGTCCACTTTCCGGGTTTCTCGATCACATCGATCGGCAGCGTGACCTGGGCCTCCATCCTGATCCCGGCCCTACGCCTATTCCCCTTGACCGTGAACTGGCCCTCCTTCGCCTCCACCTCCAGCTCGTCCTCCTCCAGCTTCCGCAGCAGGGCCAGCAGGGGCTCGGCCGTCACGGCACCCTCGATGCCCAAATCGCACGCCACGCTGGCCGCCACCTCGTCGTTGAACGTGATCGCCCGCCCGTCATGGAACACAAAGCTCGCGGATTGTTCGATAATCTCTTTCGACGACAGGCCGGGGGTCACGGACTCCAGGGCCGTCAGCAGCTCCTTACGATTGATCTTCACCTGATTGCTCCTCTTCCAGGACATAGGCTTCCGAACACAGATCGCACAGCACGCCGAACCCCGGCTCCGACCTGACCGATTCGCTCTCGGGCATCCCGAACCACGTCTCGTTCAGCAGCCTGTACATCTCCTCCCCGTCGAGCGTCTCCAGGCACCCCCTGAACTTCTCCACCGGATCGATCCGTTCGACGGCGGGGTCGGGACGCTCACGAATGGTTTTCCTGACCACCTCGCAAACCATTTCGGCCCTGCTCGCGGTCACGGGATGCTCAGGGTGAGGAGTCCGATAGTCGGGGTGAAACTTGGCCACCAAATCTTGGAGAGACCACTGCTCCCTCTCGACCAGCGACCACCACTCACCCTTGGTCTTCGGGTAGTCGATCTCGCTAGGTGGTCGGTCCATCGTTTCCCCTTTCCTGCTCCCGCTTGATCGAATCGTAGACCTCGCGGCGGTGGATCGGCACCTCGACGGGGGCAACGATCCCCAGCTGAACCCTTCCGTTGCTGATCTCCACGACCGTGATCTGCACGCCGTCGCCGATCATGATCGACTCGTTAACCTTCCTGCTCAATACCAGCATCTGAATTCCCTTTCCGTTCGGACTCGTGCCCCAATGCCTCCATTATGGCCTCCAGCGGCAGCCACCCGGAATCGACTAGCCGTTCGGCCATCTCGATCGTCTGCTCTTTCACCTGAAAAACTCCTTCATACAATCGGGGACGGTCCCTGTCAGGTCAAACCCAGCCCGTGACGCAAGGCGGACGAATGCGACAGCAGCCACGAGCGGAACCTGCCCGTTCCCAATGGCCGCGAGTCGGTCCACCCGATCGGCCACCCCATCAGCCACTCGACCCAGTCGGGATTCAATTCCCCACGGAGCGGGATTCCCGCCTCCCTGAACCCCCTTACGGTATCGTGGTTCGACATGCTTATTTTCCCCCCCATGTCCCCGAACGACCTCATTGGCGTCGGGTAGTTCGGCCGGGTCATTGCCCCACCACGCCTCCGGCCGAATTTGACCACCGCCTCCAGCATCGGGCCGTACCCGCTTTTTTTCATGTCCTCGGCGGTTTTCCATTGGCGGATCTCCCCGTCCGACGCCCAGGGCGTCGGATAGTATTTCGGTATCCTCCCCTCCACGATGTCGACCTTGTCCACCAGTTTCATCTGCTGCTTCCCCGGACCTGCTTCCCTCGTGGGGGTAGGCCAGAATCCACAGCCTTTTCCTGATGTGTGGGGCACCGACCTCGGCCGCGGATACAACATCCCATTCCGCATCGTACCCCGCCTCCGCCAGGTCACCGAGGACCCGGCCGAAATAGTCAAACCGAAGAAGCCTTGCGACGTTCTCCAGCAACACGAATCGGGGTCCCACCTCGCGTATGATGCGGACGGTGTCCGGCCAGAGGTTGCGGGGGTCGTTTTCCCCGAGCCCTTTGCCCGCGGAGGAATACGGCTGGCACGGGAATCCGCCCGTGACGATGAGGTCATCCATTCCGCCAAGGATTTCGACGACGGGGGAAGTCTCCGGATTTCCCGCCCCGAACGTCCTGACATCGTCCCAGATCGGGAACAGGGGAAGCATTCCGTCCCTTTGCCTTCGCAGCAGCATTTCCCGGCAATGGGGGTTGTACTCGATGGCACAGACCGTTTTCCATCCGAGGATTTTCCCCCCGAGGATTCCCCCACCAGCTCCGGCAAAAAGTGCCAGCTCATTCATTTTTCCCCTTTCCCAGAAAATCCAGCAGGCGGGAAACCCCGCCTGCAACATCGCATTCCCAAACCGTGAACACATCCCATCCCCCTGCCCGCAATTCCGCCAAAACCCTGCGGTCCCTTTCCGCGTTCCCGCGGAACTTTGCCTCCCAGAATTCCCGGTTCGCCTTGGGCATTCCCGGCCGACACATCGGGCACCTGTGCCAGAAGCACCCGTTCACGAACACGGCCAGCCTCCTTCCGGGGAAAACCACGTCCGGGGTTCCGGGAAGTCCCCGGACGTGGATCCTGTACCGCAGGCCCGCGGCATGCAATGCCCTCCTGACCGACATTTCCGGTCCCGTATTCACGGACCTGATGGAGGACATGATCCTGGACCTCATTTCCCGGCCGACGCGGTCCATGGCTCATTTCCCCTTCGCGAAGGCCTTGGGGTACTTGTCCCGGATCGCCTTGGCGTCCTGCTTCGACACGTCGGCGGGCGGGCATTTCTCACGGACCTCCCGCAGTTCCATCTTGATCGACTGCTCCTTGAGATGCGACAGGCCCTCGCCATCCAGCACGATTTTCGCCCCCTCCAGGGAAACCCCCTTCCGGCCGAGCCACCGGACGAACGGCCCCGCGGAATATTTCCCCATGGCCTTGGGGCGTCCGGGACCCTTCTCCTTCTTCACCCCCGGGACCTTCTCGGCCTTCGGCTTCTCAGATTTCTTCCCCTTCTCGGCCTTGGCCTTCTCGGACTTCGCCTTCTTCACCTTCTTCTCCTTCGGCTTCTTCACAGGCACGGTCTCGTCCTCCTCGTCATCGGGTTCGGGCTTGTCCTCCGCTTCCTCTTCGTCCTCCTCTTCGTCTTCCTGCTCCTCGTCCTCTTCCGGTTCGTCCTTCTCGTCGGTCTCGTCCTCCTCGGATTCGTCCAGCTTCTGGACCACCTCGACGACCCCCTTGGCCTCGATCACCTGCTGGAGCAACTTGTCCAGCTTGGGGTCGTCCTCGATCTTCTGCCCCTCGCCCCCGGCCAGCTCCGCAATCTCGACCAGCTTCTCGGTCATCCGCTGCTTCGACCACTTGGCCGCCGCCGCGAACCCCAAAGCCTCGGCCATCGCAACCATGTCCTCTCGTAGCATCTGCATCGCTCTCTCCTCGGATCTAGAAAATAGGTTGTTCTACCAGGATCGTCATTCGTTTCGACCCCACGACAGCCCTATTATGGGAAACCGCCCGTGAACATCCCCAAAATTCCCGTCCATTTCTCACGGATTTCTCAAAATAGTTCGGGGTCAGTACGTCGAGACCATGTCGGGGCATCCCACCTCCAGATTTCCCGCAACCACAACCACATTGTCCTCGCTGAACCCGGCACTTCTGCGGACAACCCAGTTCAGCCTCATGACCCCATTCTGCTTATCGTCGTCCGCGACGTTGATGCCCACCATCCCGTTGACATGGGCCAGCTTCGTCTTGCGCCCGCTGAAGTGCTTCCGCCTCAGAGTATTAGCCTTGGAGTCGGAATAAGCCAGGGACGAGGACTGTGTCGCAGTCATCACCAAGCAGTGCTGCTCCTGGCTAATCCTCCTCAGTCGCTTCCAAGTCTCGTCAATCTGGTCGTTGGTCTCCCTCAGCCCGCTGGGAGCCGCCAAGATATCGGCGTAGTCGATGATCACCACATCGGCCACCCATCCCTCGCGAGCCCAATCCCTCAACAGCGACCCGATCCCAGCGGCGTCAATACTCCCGATCGGATGGCAGCTTAACCTCAGCAAGGATCGGTTACGTGTGAACTTCTTCAGTTCGCGATACACCTCAGTCCAGCCCAGGTCTTCCTTGAAGTCAATCTTGGTGGACGTAATCATTACTTTTCCTTCATCGTTCCAAGAGATCTTCGTCGGGAACATCACATCCTTGGCCCACAAAGGCCTCCTGGTCACCCGCTGGCCCAACCGCAGTAAAACCTCATCCTGGAGTAGGTCGCCCACCTCGAAGTAGGCCACGCGATATCTGTTTCGGAGAGATCTGTAAGCGACGTCCATCAGCCACCAGGACTTGCCCGACTTGTCCGGTCCCATAAACGCAATCAGCGACCCCCTGGACAACGAATCACCGAAGAACTTCCCCAGCCCCTGACGGTATGTCACCAGAGGTTTGCGCCGCTCGGGGTCGAAGGCCTGCTGCCAGACATCAGTGTCCTTCAACGGATCGATCATCGAACCGGCCCCCAACTCCACACGGCCGATGTTTGCCATTAGCTGAACAGCCTCCCCAACCCGGTTTGCCTCCAGCATCTCACCGACGTCCTCGTGGACCTTCCTGGCCTTGACCCGGTTCAGGTACTCGCCTGCCACGTCGACCAAGTAATCGCTGGTGGGCTTCTCGGAAGAGGCCCACTCGTCGCTGACGTACGACAGGAACTTCCCCACCCCCGACGCTACCTCCTCGTCCACCTCCCGATTGCTGGCCCAGGTCTCGTAGATCCGCTGGAGCTGTCCGTTCGGTGGCGAGTCGTACTTGCGGAGGTGCTTGACGCACCAGCCCCCGACGAGGTTGGCCCACTTGCTGTCGAACAGTCCGCCGTCCTTCCACTGGGATGCGATCCTGGTCAGCACGGTCGCGTCCGTGACCATCCCAGCCAGCACCCGGCGGACGTCGTTGCCCTCGTAGCGCCTCGACTCCTTCATCACATTCCTCCCTCTACCTGGTGAATGTTTCGGCCCGTAGCGAACCCGCCTCGTAGCCCAAGGCAACCAAGGCCTCGTCAACATTCTCCTGGGTGTAGCGGAATGCACTGCCATGACCCTCCATCCAATTCGACACCTCGCGAGCCTTAGGCCTCCAATTGCCGCTGGACCCGAATGCACTGGTGGGGTCGATGGATTTGCCGTTGCCGTTTCCGTTGGCCTTATTCTGGTCGGACTCCCAGTTGGACTTGGCGTCACGATACTTCTGCCAGTAGGTATATATGTCGTCGGCCTTGTGAGGATGAGGGGTGTACTGATCGTCCCATGCCTTGTCGAGCCATTCGATCATCTCCACGATCTTGGATTCGGGGACCTTGCGAAACGTCCGAACATTGGTAATTGCCTTGACGAGCGTGTCGATCCTCACCGACCGTGGACCTCCCGTGAGATCACTGTCGTGCTTTACCAGCACCCCTCGAAGCAGACCGGCAGCCTTACGGTCCCCTTCGGTCGAAAGAAGGTCTTCCCGTGCGGGTGGACGCCTTGCGTCCCCACTCCCCTTAAGTGTCTTTCCTTTAAGTGTCTTTCTATGTACGATGGCAAGTTTCTTTAGGGGGTCCTGTAAAGTTTCTTTACGGGGTCCTGTAAAGAATCTTAACCACCCCCGGTAAAGGATCTTGTCGTCTTTCTGGTAGTGAAACACCTGATGACCCCATTCATCTGGGGTCCTGTCTCGCTTGGAAAGGTTGCACTCGGGACACGCCAAGGCGAGGTTGTCGACGTCGTCGGGACCGCCTTGATTCAATGGGACGATGTGGTCAATGTGCCACTTGTGGCTGGGCCTTCCGCAGTATGAGCACCTCCTGCCGGCCCGTTTCTTCACCAGCTCGATGTTCTCCTCGGAGATTTCAGACCACGGGGTCTTTCCCTTGTGGTCCTTTCCCATCGCGTAGACCACCCCGTCCTCGTCTCCGACCATCCTCATCCGATAGTAGTGAGTCACCCTCCCCGCGTCCGTATTGTCGACGTACTTCACCAAGAGATTGTCCTCGACAGCTCGCTTAAGCCCGTCGTATACGCTGGGTGCTGACAGCCCGGTCCCCCTATCCATCCTCGACCCGTCCGACCTCTTGCGTCCGTCGATAAATTCTGATGTTGATATTCGCTTGATTTCCCAGTCCGTTGATTCACCATATCCCCATGTATGTCGAAGGACATACTCGACTACCTTCAGTTCTGCTAGTGATGTGATGTCATGGGTGATGTCCGTCCACTCGTTGGGCATCTTGAACCAGTTCTGCTCTGGGTGGGTGAATCCCTGAAATGGTTTGCTCATGGTTTAGTCACCTCACAATCGAATCCGTTCTGTTTCATTATTTCTCTTAATCCGAGTTTGAGTCTTTTCTGCTTAATTTGATCAACACCTGCATAGGAAAATTCCTTCCTCAAAAATCCTTTCCTGGATTTACAGAGGTGATCAACAATGGTGAAGCACTCGATTAAGGCATCGTTGACACCCTCTGCGTAGGATCGGGCATCAACTTCGATGTTGTTGTGAAACGACTTCACGGTCCAACCTCCGTACGAGAACGGGTGAGCACAGAGTGTGCAGAATGGACAAAAAGAAAGCCACCCCCGAGTTTGAGACCAGGGGGTGGCTAAAATGGCCTGGGAGGGCCAAGTTGTTCAGATAAATTATAACAGAGATAGCATCAGAATAAAACAACTTGTATGTCTCCCAGGTACAAATCCGCCGGGTCTCACTCGACGGACTCCAGTCACCGGGGGTACTCCCAGCCCGGCGGACCCATTATACCCCATCCACCCCGGATCAAAAATACTATTTTTCCGGAAGGGATAAACCCCTGGCGGATAAGCGGTTAGGGGTTCATGGGGCCTTCACCCCAGTCGATAAAATCGACGTGGCCGTCGGCCCTGTGCAGGTAGTTCGGTCGGAGCACCTTCAGGGGACAGGTGACATCGGTGGGGAACAGACAGGAATTGGGAAGTCCGTCGCCGTCCAACTGGATGAGAATTTCGTCCGGGCTGTACGGGTCGACGTGGGCATGGGGCACATCGACGCCGGGCGGGAGGTGGAGCAGTTTGGGGAACATTGCCAGCGGGATTTTCATCAGGGCCCGTTTCATGATTTGATTTCTCCTAGGATCGTTTCAGTTCAATCTCCTCGACCAGCCGGTCCCGCATCGAAAGCAGCAGAAGGCACAGTTGGTTGGCCCAACGACGTGCTTCCTTGGGATCTGGCTTCCCACCGATCCTGATTTTTCGATGGCCCATCGGCACACCCCTGTCTCTATCGGCACACATGATTCCTACCCGTGAGGCCCGTAGCAGGGAATACCACGTTACGGAAAGCGGCATGCCGAGGCTGTAGGGCTGTGTCTCGCGGGGCTGCCCATCCAGATCGGTACGCCTCCAACAGAGCTTCTCCAGCTCGACGATCGCCTTGTGCAGCGGGTGTTTACCCTTCACGACACGGCCCCCACGGTACCGTTCGAGGCATTCGATCGCCCGGTCCACGGCCGCCAGCTTAACGGCTGGATCGTATTCAATTTTTACGTTTGGCATTACATACCTGCCTTCCATCCCATCGTTTATCCCTCCAGATACCTTTTCCTCAGTTCCCGAATCTCATCCCTATCCGCCTCGTTCGCGTCCTTCCCCGTCTCCAGCTCGATGACGTTGGTCACGCCCGGGAACCCCTCCAGCTCCACGGCCAGCTTCCTCGCCCGCCTCTGTGCCGCGGGCTGGCCGTCGAAGCAGATCGTGCGGACGGGGAACCTCGCTATCCGCATCACCTGTCGCGGGGTGTACAGCAGGCCCATCGTGGCCACAGCACCGGGACCGATCGACCATATGTCCACCGGACCCTCGCAGACCACGATCGCATGCCCTGCGAGGTCCTGCCCGTAGAGGAAGTCCTTCGGGGACATGGATTCCTCGTCGGGACTGGCGTTGACGTACCTCGTGTGGGCCCCGTCCCCGATGGCCCTCGTGGTCCACGAGACCGGTTTGTGCTGCCAGGTGATCGGGATGAACAGCCTCCATCGAAGCTTCGCCTCCAGGCCAATTCCCTGCACACCCCAGGTCTCCGCGATCTCGTCCGGGTCCAGTCCCCGCCTCGTTAGATATTGCCGGTGCTGTGGCAGCAGTGGCACGACCCCCTTGGGGATCTTCAGCGTTCCCCTGGTCCTTTCTACACGGGCCGGACGGGTCTTGGGCACATCGCCGATGAGTCCCAGGCACTCCGCCACGGACCTTCCGCTGATCTTGGCCAGCGTGTCGCCGAGTCGGTGGTGCCCACACTGCCAGCAGGAGCAGTACAGCTTCTCGACGTGCAGGCCGAGGTGGTCGGGCGACCCACACCAGGGACAGTTGGGGATTCCCAACCAGCCGTCGCGTACGTGGTGACCGTCAGGTTCCGCATACGCGACGCCCAGCTGATTGAGGATTTCGCGGACGTCCATGACTAACCGTAGCCGTCACCACAACCGGAAATGGAAATAGGAAACCGAACAACCCTATTATGGGGCCGACTCCACCCTGAAATGGAACTCGGCCTTGACGTCCTCCGTCCCGGGCTGCCGCGTGACGATGATCTCCGTAATTGCCTTGGGTCGATGGACACAGCCGACGATACAAATCGTGACGATCAGAAACAGCATCCTTGCCATGATCATTTCCTCCCGATCAACCCAGTCCCAACTGCATCAGCTTGTCCAGCGTATCCCACGTGAGGCTGCGGTCGGAGGGCTTTTTCTGGTTTGGCCTCCGATACTGGAGACCCGAGGATTCGAGCCTCAGCGTGCCGAGCAGTTCGCCCGTGCCGTTGCGGAGCTGGATCTCGACGACGCCCTTCATGTCGGCGAGCTGGACGGACATCGCCAGCGTGATCGGATTCGGCTTGCGGATCTTGGGTACCCGCACCCCGTCCGACTGCTCGGCCCTCACGCGGTAGGCGATGCTGGGGTCCGCCCCGAACTTCTCCGCGACCCCCTTGGGATCGGCCCCTGGATTGTTCTCGTAGAACTCCCGGATCTTTTGGGTGACGCTCTTCTTCTTCATCGTTCTCTTCCTCTGGTGAAAAGTCCCGAAACCAACTGGTCGTACACGTCCAGATCGCCTTCCACCGTACCGCCGTCCAACGTGGCCGACAGCACCTGCTGCTTGACCTGGAGCAGCTTGCACAGCTTCGACTCGATCGTGTCCTTCGCCACCAGCCACCACGACCACACCGTGTCCCGGACCCCGATCCTGTGCAGCCTGTCCTCTGCCTGCACGTGGTCGGCGGGCCGCCAGCCGAGTTCCGCGAAGGCCACATGGCACGCGGACTGCTGGAGGCCGTCAATCCCCGTCCCTGCCGCCTGCATGTTCCCCAGCAGCAGCCTCACTCCATTATCGTCCCGAAACCGATCGACGATCCCGCCCCGTTTGCCCACGGGCACCGATCCATCGATGACCAGCGACCTGTCCCCGAACCGCTCCCGCAGCGAACCGATCGTCTCGACGTGCCTCGTGAACACCACCAGCTTCTCCCCTCCCGCCAGGAAATCCCCAATCCACTCGACCATCGCGGACATCTTCAGCCTGGCACACAACCGCAGCAGGTGTCCGATCCTCGTCAGACCCTCGGCCCTGGCCGCACGCTTGGCCTTCTCGGGACTGATCTTCCCGAGCCAGTCCAGGAAATCCTCGCTGGCGTGCTCGTATTCGCGGCGGTCCGACAGGGGCATGGGGACGATAGTCCTGATCTTGTCGGGAAGGTCCTTCAGCACGTCGGCCTTCAGCCGGCGGATCATGCACGAGTCCACGAGGAGGTCGTGCAGCTCCTTGGTGTTGCTCGCCCCGTCGTACTTGATTCCCCACGGGGTCCAGGTTGGCCCGCAGTACCGATCCTGAAATTCCCTCCGGCCGGGAAACGCTTGTGATGCGACGATGTTCAGCATCGGGAACAGCTCGACGGGCCGGTTGAGTAGCGGGGTTCCGCTCAACGCCAGGATGTGGGGGCGTCCGCGGCACAGGTCCCTGACCGCACGTGTGCGTCGCGAGGTCCCCGATTTTGTCGATTGGACCTCGTCCACTATGATCGTCCGGGGATTCAGTCGCCGCAGTTCCCTCATCCGGTCGCGGAGGATGTCGTAGTTGATGATCGTCAGCCGTGCCGGCCGGCCACCGTTCTCACTCCTGCCTTCCAGCACGGCTGACTTGATCCGCAGTATTTTCCGAGCCTGACGTTCCCACACGTACTTCACGCTGGCCGGGCAGACCACCACGACGGGAAACGCCTCGGGATGTTTCTTCAGCCACCACAGGGACACGGGGGTTTTCCCCAATCCCTGCTCCAGCGCCAGCAGGCATCTTCCGCGAAACCACTCGATCTCGTTCAGCGATTCGAGCTGGTACGGGAACGGTTTCATCGCAGTGCCCAAGCCACGAGGATGATTCCCACGATGCCCAGCAACGGGGAGAACGGGGATGCCACGCAGCAGCCGACCTCGATGTACGCGGCACCGAGCACCCCCATGAACGTCCGCATCTTCGTCTCGTTTATCATCAGCTTCACCATTGTCCTCCCTCCTCACTATTATTGCCGTGGGCTGCCTGCCACTTGAGAAACCACTTCGACGAGTAGAATCGTCGCAGACCCCGCACGTCGTCCTCCGCCTCAGACTTGCTGACGTAAGGACCGAACGGGCCGTGTTCCTCGACGGCATTACAGCCGCGGCCGTGGATCCACCACGACCTGCCCATCTTCTTCACGACGAGCACGACGGGTTTCATGCGATCGCCTCCTGTATCTCGTCGAAACCGCTGACGATCCTCCCCAACGACCACCCCGATCTCTTCAGGTAATCCACAAGCACCCTCTTCCGCCTGACCTTCATCCGTCGGGACCGGGCCTCCGGGCTGATTCCGGTTTTTTTCGTGTGGTCCTGCTGCCGGAGGAGCTCCACGAGTTCGCCCGGCGTGTCGACCACCAACTGCACGATCGTCCTGGCGTCCTCCGACAGGTCCTCGACCAGCAATGCCAGAAATGATTTCGGCCGATCGGGAATCGCAGCTGCATTTATATTATCACGGTCATCATCCTCGTGATCGTGGAGCGTATTCGTCCGCAGCCTGTTCCTGCACCGTCGTTCCTGGTGGGCCCGGAGCTGATAGACCACGGACCACCAGCACCAAGTGATAAACGACGCCCCACGGCCCGGGTCGAAACTCCGAAAGGCGATCAGGTAGCCGACCGCCGCGGAGGACTCCCACTCGTCCCATTCGCCACCCCAGCGATGTTGGGCTCCCCACGCGAGCTTGAACAGCATCTTCTCGACGTCGACGTGGGTGGAGGCGATGGCGGATCGGTTCAGGGGGGTCTGCTTTTCATTCGCTTTCATTCTGGACTCCATTCGAAAGTAGTTACAAAGGGGGACTAAGGTAGCAGTATACCCCGCTCCCGGTCCCAATTACCACATTAGAATGCCCGGATATACCCCTAGGAACTTACTGCATGGCTTCAGGCAGGGGGATGGGGCCGGGGTGGTATGTTTCCACCCCGATCCCGACAGCCCCCTAGAATCGATTCTGGGCCGTTTCATAAAAGGGACCCGGCTCGACCGTGCCCGCCGCGGGGTTAGTACGGCGGAGGGAGCCGGGGCCCTGGTGGTTCTGGACTCAGTCCACCCTCCAACCGTCGTCGAGCAGAGCGTCGATGTCAGCGTACTCGACCCGCTTCACTTCGAGGTCACGGATCATCGCACCTACGGATTCTCCCACCAACCCATACATGTTTGCCATGAACACCGTGGTCAGAAGTCCCTCGCACGCGACCATGACCGCACATTCGGGAAACCCCGACGGCTTGGTTCCATCGTACCGCTTGACCGGAAGCACGGGCCAGTTGGGCCACTGATTGGGATCGAGCATGAACTCCTTGCTCCTGTTCTGCTCAAACTGTTCTTTCATATACTTCGTTTTGCCAGTCATCGCTTGTTCTCCTTGATCATTTGCAATCGAACCATTTCAGACAGGTCCGGAGCAGGTGGTCGTAGTCACCCGATTTCGCCTCGTCGAAAAACTTCTTCTGGTCCGTGTCCGGAACGCCCGCATTCCTCATCGCCCTCTGGCACCGGCCCAGGATGGCGAATGCGTTGCCATCCTCCCCGACCAATTTCACCTTGATTTTCGGGTACTTTACTTTCATGTCATCTCCTTCGTCAATCTTCCAAAGTGATCAATCGTACTCCACCCAGAAACACATTCTGGATGGGCTCCGATTTCGGTTGTAGAAACACCATGCTGGTCCGATGGAACTTGCGGATCACCGCGACGATCCTATCGCGGATCTCGCCCACGTTTTGGGCCTTGATCTCGGCCAACACCAGGTCGGCCAACTGCTCTTCCAAGGACAGAGGTTTCACCACGGGAACGGTCGTGGCCACCGGCATCGCCTTCGATTGCTCGACGAACTGGACGTGCTTGCAGGTCTTGCGGAACCTCCACCCCAGGCAGTTGCACGAATGGCTGACGGTCCCGTCGGCGTCAGTTTTCTCCCGCACCTCCCAGATGTGATCGGGGTCGTGGACCGAGTTGAAGCGGCCGACCACCGGACCGTACCGCGAGAATTTCTGTACGTCGGTCATGTCGCCACCTCCTCCCGTTCCAGAAGGCGGACGAAACGACCCGTGTGGTGGAACTGTTCCAGCACGTAGCGGCGGGCACACAACTCGCAGTGACCTACGACCACGAAAATCCCGGACCCCGGCTCCGACTCATCCCCACCTTCCTTCCACAGCTCGATCCTGAATACGTACTTGTTCATGATAAACCCCTTCATGATAAACCCCTCACGTTCGAGGAAAACATCGTAACCCCAAGAGGCTCGTGCCGGAATCGAACCGGCAATCCCCGCGAGCCTTTCCACCGGATCAATGCTGGTGGACATGGCCGTCGCTGGCATGCTCATGGAGCTTGCCCGACAGGTCGCCGTGCAGGTGGAACTTCGACCGCTTCTTCACCGCGACCGGACCACCAAGCACCTCGGCCAGTTCCTTGAGCAGTTTGTCGGCCGACATGTGGTTGGCCCCGCTCACCTGGTCGGTCGTCACCGAGATGGTGCCGTCCTCTAGCACCTCGATCTGTATGTTGTCCATGTTCATGATTGGCTCTCACATGTAGGTCTTGACGAATTGCCCCTTCATCTTCGCCGTGTCGAATTTCAGTTGCCAGCCCTTTTTCTTCGCGGTGGTTACGGCCTTCAGGGCTTGCACGCTGTACTGCTGCTTCAATTTGTTCAGCGTGGGCTGGAGTTCCCGCCGCAGTTTCGCCTGGGATTTCTCAGCCCCCAATTCGATCACGATCTGGGACCAGTCGTCGTTCCTGTTAATCGTGACCGTCTTCGTCCGGTCGTCGTAATCATACCGGAGCTTCATCTCCTTCAGGGCCGCCTCCAACAGGTCCCAGTGGTTGGCCTTGAATTCGACGGACATCGTCTGCACTTGCCAGCATGGCATCTAATTGCTCCTTATGACAATGGGACATTCGTGGCCCTGGTTCGGTTGTTATCACTCGTCGTCGTCCAGCACGATCCGGCGGCCCGGTGCATTGGTCACCAGCACGTCGAACTTGGCCTTGATCTCGCCGACCTGTCCGGCCAGCCGGGCACGCCACTGGTCATTCTCCCGCAGGGTGTCGGCCTTCTTCCCCTTGATCACCGCGTTGGCCGCGTCGATCAATTTCTGTCCCTCGTCGTCGTCCATCACGTTGAGCGACCGGAACATCTGGAAGAACTCCACCGCGTTGGTCAGGGCCGAGTCGAACAGTCGCTTCTTCGACCCGTCGGGGTTCGGCTCCAGCCTCTCCTGGAGGTGGGCCAGGATGTCATAGGCGGACTTCCGCAGGGCGTAGACCACGACCTCCCCCTCCTGCTTCCGCCGTTCGCGTTCCTTCTTTATCTCGATCTCGCTGATCGTCTTTCCCAGCTTCCCCTCGCCGGGGACCGACTGCTCCTGCCAGCTCCACTCCACCCAGAATTTCCGGACCAGTCGGTCCGCCCCGTCGTAGTCGGCCTCGTTGAAGGCGTCCTTAAGGTCGGCCTTGGCCCGTTCCTTGCAGGCTTCGTATTCGCCGATGAATTCGTCCACCGCGGCGGCAAATTCCTTCGCCGCAGCCTCCAGGAGGGAGACCACGGATTCCACCTCGGAGACCGGAATCGCATGATAGCTCTCGGCGAGGGAGGTCCCCGGCAGGGCGTGTTTCAAGATCTCTCCCCGTACCTTGTTCTTGATGGAAACCATCTTGTCGTAGGCGTCGCTCTCCAGGGTAGTCTTGCTGATCCCGAAGTAAGACTGTTTTCCTTCGGTCTCGACCCGCTTCTTTTTCTCGGTCCGTCTCTGCGGGGGGCAGTGGAAGACCATGTGCAGGATCACGGTCCGTTCCGACAGCTTGTTGTTTTCAGCCATGATTCATTCTCCAAAAAAGGAAACTGATGCAACCCCAAGGGCCCCGTGCCGGAGTTGCACCGGCGTGCTGTTCGGGGCCTCCAACCTCACACCGCCAAGGATCGCTTCCCGCTCCCCGACTTCGGGACTCGGTAGGCTCCCGCGTAGGAGGCCGACAGGTAGCACCCGTCCGCCTGCTTCCGCAGCCGCTCGATCTCGTCCCGCTCGCTGACTCCAACCGGGACGATGTACTGTGCGGCTCCTTCGACCGAGCAGTCCATTCGGTAGGCCTTCTCGCAGCACTTCCTGATGTTACGGCCGACCCAGCCATCGTCGTCCGCATAAGGCTTGTCGGCCAGCTCGTACTTCTGCATCCACACGTCCCAGATCGGCTGGCGTTCTTCTCGGACCGGAAGATCGAAGAAGAAGATGTCGGTGAACCGGGACCGCATTGCACCCGACAAGTTGTCGATGCTGTTCGAGGTGGCCAGCCACATGGTGTCGTTGCCGCCCACGGCCGCGATGACCTTCAGGGCCTGCCGCAACTGTTGCTGGGACTGACCGACCAGGGAGCCCATCAGGGCCCCCATGTCCAGCCGGATCACCACGCGGCCGAACTCGGCCCCGGCCGCCTTGCAAATCGCCGACTTGCCACATCCGGGCGCCCCCAGCAGCATCACCCCGTAGACGTCCTGGTCCTCCATGTAGGACAGCAGGGTGCCCTCCTGGTCCTGATTCACCCCGGAGGTGTCCGATCGAGCACCCAGTCCGGTCTTCTCGATCTCATCCAACCATACCAAGGTCTTCGGCTGGCGTCGGCCCGTCATGATGCTCCGCAGATACTGCTTGATCTGGTTGAGCCCACCGAGGCTGGCGAAATTCTCGCCGCCGCGGTAGATACTCAGTCCCTTGGTCATCTCCACCTGGGTCTTTTTGCTGGCCCATGCGTGGTCCAGATCAATCCCCTTCGCTCGCAGGGCCATCGCCACAGCGGTCTCGGCCGCGAAGGCGTTGAGTCCCTGGACAGCCTCCACCGATCGGGCCAAGGTCTCTTCGTCCATCAGGGGACGCCCGGACTTGCCCGTGGTTGCCGCTTGGTCCTGCTCGACCACGATCGCCTTGAGCTGCTCGTCGTTGGGCAGCTCCTCGTCGATGCTGACCACATCATCCTTGAGTGCAGTCGGCAACTGGAGGCCAGGCGACATCATGAGCAGCATCCGGCCGTCCTGTTTGAACTCGTCCCTCAGGTTGGCACATCCCTGTAGTACGGCCGGGGTCCCTTCCTCCTTGAGATACTGATCCCAATTGAGGACGAACACCATCGTCCGCTCCGGGAACTGGATGGCCAGCTCCAGCAGCTTGGCCGGGTTTCCCACGGTCGCGTCCTCGTCCCCGTCCCCGGTCATCTTGGCGACCTTCTTCCCCGCCTCGTTGAGCGGATTCGTCCCCCGCAGCAGATCCCACAGGACCATCGGGGTCCCGTCTCCGTTGACCGATTTGCAGATCGTCTTGACTGCCGCCATCTGGTCGGCCGTGGTGATCGAGACTAACGGGACTGACACGCGGCGTGCGTGCTTCAACTGTTCGACCATGCTCATTTTTGTAGGCATACTACTGTCTCCTCAAAAGTAACCCCTCGAACCGTAACCCCAAGGACCCCGTGCCCGAGTCGAACGGGCTTTCCGTTCGGGGTCGTCGCGTCAGACCTTGGCCCTCCTATTCCACGCATTGATTGCTTCAACCAACGTCTTTTCCTCAACCTTGCGTTCTGCTGCATTTATACCCATCGTTCTTGGGTTGACACCATCCGGCCATACACTTGGATAGCCTCGCGACATTCGCAACCCGCAGATGCACTCGATGCCCTGCGAGCAGGAAGACATTGGACCGAAGTGACGTGGTTGTCTTCCACAACATGGACACGGCAATATTGGAATTGGTGGCTTGTTCATCTTGCAGTCCTCGCAAGGATGGCTTGGCATACCCGCTCCCGTTCCTCGAACTCGTTTGACAACACGCGGAGGGTGGCCTGTTCGTCGGAAGCCAACTCGTCACTCCTCTCGCGAAGCACGTAATATGCTTCGCAACGCAAGCGACCAACCGACCACTTCCAGACATGACCTCCACACAAGTCGGCCATGCAGCGTCTTGCGTTACGGATTAGTTGCTCGCGTTTCATTTCGACGCTCTTTCGCCAACCGCAATCCGGGCAGGTCAACCGCTTACTAGTCTCGTTGGCGTACTGGACCATCTTCATCGAATGTCCACACTGTTCGCAAGTTCTCATGATCTGTCTCCTCAAAAGTAACCCCTCGAACCGTAACCCCATGACCGAAAGGGGTCCGTGCCGGAGTTGCACCGGCGTACTGTTCGGACCCTCCTGATTTGTTTTTCCCACGCCTCCCTAGTCCGATCCCGCCGTGGCCAGCAGGACTCGTTTCGAGGTGGTTTGGCCGATTGATGTCGGCCTGGTGTCGAGGTCTCCCGTTGGGTGCTGCCTGCTCCTACCGCACGATCGCGGCTCCCGGTTGGGGTGGCACTTACCTTTCGCCCTCAGTGTCCTTGTGCTCTCATCTGGCTGCCGCTGTCCGGCCTTGGGGACTTGGTCCCGCTCCTTGTTTCCCAGGTTGTACCCAACCCACAGTTACAATATATACCAAGGTATATTGGTATTCCAGCACAAAAAGTTTAGGGAAATTAGATATGGTTGTAACCCCTTTGCTAGTAAGGGTTTAGAAAAATGAGATATTTTCTCAAGAGGTCCCATCCAAGTCGGAAAAGGGGATGGGATACCGGTCATCGTAGGTATAAGTGCTTGAGAGATAAGCACTTAGAGTCTGTCCGGCTATTTACCGATCAGTTCGTCCAGGGACATCCCGGTGAGCGTGGACAGGGCCCGGAGCATGGGAGGCATGGGGCACGATGTGTCTCCCGTATGCTCAATCTTGCTCACATGGGACTGTGAGATCCCTAGGAGCGTGCCCAACGCGGCCTGAGATAATCCCTGTTTCATTCGCCACACCCTAATTCGATCACCGATCGTCTCCATAGTCCATCCGCTCCCACTACTGAAATGTTTCCACAGCAGCTAGAACTGCTGCTGGTCGCGGGCCTTGGTCATCGCCAGTTCCGTCCCGTAAACGTCGTGTTTCTTTTTTGCCATCATCAGGATCGTTCTCCGTCAGCACACCACGTCGGACATAGATCTGTATCCAGTGTCGCGAACCTCCGGGAACGGTACCGCTCGCCGTAGAATCGCTCCACCATCAGCCGTTCGGCGTACAGCACCTCCGCGTCCAGTCCGAGGGGATAGTCGGCCCCGTCGTCCGCCAGCACGTGTCTCCGCGGCACCGACGCCAGGATGCGGTCCGACTCCGGCGTCCACACGCCCATCAGCCGCAGCACCTCCGAAAGCCCCGCCTGGAGGTCCTCGGTGCGCCCCACGTAGTCAATGAACTCCCCGCCCGGCGGACCGACGTACGACTCGACCAGCCTCGTGTACCAGCAGGGCTCGTTCGCCAGCACGGACTCGACCCAACTCCCGAACGGGCGTCCCGGGACGTACAGCCTGGCGACGGCCATGAACGGGTGCCAGGACCAGTTGTGGCGGATCGCGCGGGGCCAACTGTACCGTAGCCATTTCCAGGCCGAGGCGTAGTAGGCGACAGGATGACGGACGAATGTGAACAGGTATCTCGGCTGGCGGCCGTACTGGCGGAAATGTGGCACGAGGCAGTGGTTCCGCGGCCACCGGCGATGTCCCCGCCACGTGCGTCGACGAAAACCAAACCCCAGCTCGTACAGGGCGTCGCGGACCCACGTCCCTCCGGTCCTGGGAATATGAACAAACATCGCATTCTGGCCGAACAGGTACATGCTATCTCGCATCCTCCCACGGACGAAACGGCTTGCCCGATTCCCAATGCCACTGGGAGACATCTCCGCAGTAACGCCTCCACAGCCTCCAGAATCGTTCCACGTCGGGACACTGCTCGGCCGAGATCAACCGCCGCTCGTCCTCCGGCGGCGGTCGGATGCCAACCAAATGCGTTCCGACTGCCCCAATGACCCGGTACTCCCGCTGTTCGGGCCCACATACGCCCGTGATCGTGCAGACCATGCGGTCGTCATCGGACTTATCGTCGTCCAACCAGTTCCTGATCCACCGCTTCAAGCGCCGTAACATGCCATTACCCCGGATGCGTTTTCACACCATGCCGCAGTCTGTACATCCCCGGCAGGTCGATCCCTACGATCCTCCCGAAGGATCGTACGAAATCCCGATACGCGATGTCGTCGCGGAAATCCCCGAACGGGTGCTCGACCGGCTGCTGGTATTTTGCGACGTCGTGCAGGTATCCATATTTTCTCGCGAAGTCCCCCCGTACGATCTGCACCCCACCGATCGCCCGGCCGTACCGCTTCTCGACAAACTCGGTGGGGTCGATGTCCACAACCCTCGGTGCCCCATTCAGCTCGCGCAAGCACGCATCCCCGGTGGCGTGGTCCCTGTGGATCCTGACCGCTGCGGGAAACACCATCATAACATCATCCGGCCATTCCATGATGGTCAGGCGGTCGAGTATCCCATTGCAATAAGCTTGATCGACGTCCGAAAACCATACGATGTCTGCCCGCGAACACCTCGCTGCATGGTTCCGACCGATCGCACGTCGGCCCAGGTGACCGACCGAGGCAACTGTGCATGGATTAATCACCACACCGTTGTGCCCCGCTATATCGTGGAAGAAATCGATCGCCGCCACGGTTCGCTTATCACTGGACACGTGACAGATCGTGGCCACGACCTCGCAGGTCCGCGGGGGACGGAGCAACAACGAGCTGAGCTGATAACAGAGAAGGTCGGCGTAGAAGGGTAGGTCGGACGCGTAGCAGTGTGAGACGATCTCGATGGTGGTCATGTCAGCTTCTTCATCCTTTCCATTTCGTTCAGATCCTCGACCGTGTTGATCGATACGTGGTAATCGTACACCGGCACAGACCGGATAGGCCAATCGTTGTCGATCCACGTCAGCTGCTCCAGGTTCTCACACATGCTGGAACGCGAAGGGGGCAGAGCACCGATGTTTAGCAGGGTCCTCATCTGGAGCGCGTAGACTCCGTAGTGGACCATGCTCCCAGACATCGGAGCGCGGCTGAACCAATGACACCTCTGTCGATCCGAGATCACGACCTTGACGATGTTGGGATCTGTCAGATGTTGAGGGAGTGCGGCAGGACCCACCAGCGTGGCAATGGGCCAAGTAGCCACCCCGATGTTGTTTACCAGACGGATCACATCGTCTGGCTCGATGAGAGGTTCGTCACACTGCCAATTCACAATCACGTCGGCACCCAGATCCTTGGCAGCCTCTGCACACCGACTGGTCCCGTTCCGGTGGTCCGATCGTGTGATCGTGCAGTTCATCCCGAACAGCCGGCAGTGAGATAGGATCTCCTGATCGCTGGTGGCGACGGTCACCCGAAATCCCGTGTCGGCCGCCTGTCCGTAGGTCCAGCGGAGGATCGACTTACCCGCCGCCTCCAACAGGGGTTTTCTCGGCAGCCGTCCGCTCTGGAGCCTCACAGGAATGACAATCAAGGTCCTCGCCATCGTTCTCCCTCAAAAGTAATCGTACCGCTCCACGAGATTCCACTCCCGTCGCAGGATCTCACTACGGAGCAACGCTTCTATTCGCGGACGATATGGACCGTTTGGTGGCTGGCAGAAAAAAGGATGCCTGAGAAAATTCATACTCACCTTAGCGGTCCGGGCCAATTCGCAGAACGCCCACGGCAAGTCCTCGTAACGCAATACGGAATCCGACCGAAACGTGTCATGGACCTGGCCAATCCTCAGATCGGGGCGGTCCAGATATTCGCGAACGAAGTCCTCGAATCGGCCTCCACGGTTCAACCGCCCGAAACATCCGATCTCATGGAGGTCATCAACTCCCAAGGTGTAGATCTCGTAGAGCCAGTCGCAGGGATGCCGGACCATCGACACGCGGAACCGATCCTTCCCGTTTCCGGCGAATGGCTTCGTGGCCTCCCGCGTGAAGGCAACACCCAAACCGGCGAGCTGTGCTGCCCGGCAGAACCATTCCGCACCCGTGCCCGGAGCCGAGGCGAAATCGAACAGCTCGTACCGTACCATATGACATTCCCGCTACTTGACGAAGAACCAGATCATTCCCTTCCGTCTGCCGACCGTCAGGTTATTATGGCCCGCGAACTCGTTGACCGCCTTGCACACGCCGAACTTCCCGGTCCTGTCGCCCACTCCCCCGTAGTCGTGCCCGCAGATCACGCCGCCCGGCCGGACCTTGGGCCACCACAAACCGACGTCCAGCAGCACGGCGGCATACTGGTGGTCCGCGTCGATGAAGCAGAAATCCAGGCTGCCGTCGGGCATAAGTGCGGATGCCCTTTCACTCGTCATCTGGTGGACGATGCGACGGTCCGCCGCGAACTCTGTCACCTCCAGGAACACCCGCTTGCCCTCACGCAGCTCCTCGGCCGTCTTGGGCATCGAGTCGTGGTCCCCACCCTCGTCCCACGGGTCGACGGCGTGCAGCACGAGGTCCGGGAACGTCCGCAGCAGCACGGCCGACGTCCGCCCCATCCAAACGCCCACCTCGCAGCCCTGTTTCGGACCGGGTGCGAACTCCTCGATCAGCCCGACGACGCTGGCCGTGTGCTTCTTCATGCGTGTTCTCATAGCTTCTCGTAGATCTCCATGTAACGGTCCTTCACTACCAGTTTTACTTTGTCACCATATTCTTGCAGGAACGACGTGAGCCCGTCCTTCACGTGCTCGGTTTTCGCCCTGCCATTTTCGACGTCATCGAACATGATCCAGCCGCCGGATCGAACCAACTGGAACACCAACCGGGCGTCGTCATAGACCGTGGCCGCGTTGTGGTCCCCGTCGATCATGCACAGGTCGACCTTTCCCGGGGCGATCCCCAGGAACTCGGCGGAGATCATGCGGCGAAGCACCTCCGCGCTATTCCCGCGTTGGAGCAGGCATTTGCTGCCCCATGACGACAGGTTGGCGATGGCCCGCTTGCGTACATCCTCCATTCCCTGCTCGTCGATCTTGATCGTGATCAGCCAGGGGTCCACCCCGACCGCCCTGGCCTTCCTGTGCATGAGCACGTAACTCAGCATCCAGTCTAAGCTCATCCCCTCAAAAACGCCGATTTCCAGATAGGTGATGGGTTTGCCGGCCCACACTGGCAGGACGTGGTTGATGAAAGTCGGCAGATTCCGCGTGCGAAACCAAAAATGGCTCCAGGTCCGCCCGTCCCGGTTGATCCCATATTTCCTCATTGAGGCCTCCTCGTTTCAGGCAAAAACACGTTCCCAGACGAACGGCACCGGGGTCTTCCGGGTCACCGTGAAACCATCGTCGGTCAACCTCTTCCACGGCGACCAGCACTCGGGAACAACGAACAGCGGGGACTCGTACTCCCGGAGCCACCGCTCCTCCCCGACCCATCCGTCGTTCTGCCGATCGAGCACGTGGCCCATCGCCAGTTCGTCGTGCCAAGCCCATTCCTCGTCGTCGGTCACCATACTGTCGAGCACCGTCCGCACGAACCGCAGTCCCCGCATGTGGATCCACGCCCCCGTCACCCCGAAGTGACTTCCTCGCTTCCGTTCGGGGTGCCGAGGCCGCGAGTAGCGGAAGGCCGCGAGAGTCGTTTTCCTGCCCGCCAACTTGCTCTCGACGTAGCCCAGATCCTGCCTCCGATACCCGACGTCCCAGTCGCAGTAGATCACCTCGCCGTGGTCCTTCAGTGCCTTCGCCAGCAACTCGAACTTGTTCCGCCAGGGACGCTTGCCTGCCCGGTTGGTGTCGATCTGTCCGTTGGGCCACGGGAGCGGATCCACCAACACCACATTCGGGACCTTGATCTTCGTCAGCAGGTCGGCGTTCTCTCGTCCGTAGACGTAGACCCATTGGTGATCGGGATGTGGCTCACGCGAGCGCCACTTGATGACGTCACTGTACCAGACGCGGGTCCAGCCCTCGGCCCGGCTGTCGCCCCACAGCACGCGGACCACGATCACGGCAAGGCCTCCTGCTTCCTTCCCGCAGATTCCAGTTGGCTCAGAAACCGGTTGCCGGTCGAACCGTGCCACGACCGGATGCCCCCGAGGTCCAGTCGCAACGCCTCCTGGTACAGGGGCCACCATATCGCATGGCCCTTCGGGCTCTTCTCCGGACGCACGTTGCTGTCCCCGTGATAATGGCGGATACGGACGTCGGCGTCGGCGATCGAATCCGGCTGGTACACCGGGGAGCAGTTCCAGCGGCAATCCAACACCCGCATGTCGGACGTCGCACAGTACCGCGTCGCCATCAGGTGCAGTATCCGCTCGTCGGCGATGAACAGCCCCTTCACCGCCATCGACCATTCGTACCACGGCGTCAGCACCGGGCTGGCCGGCTTGGCGGCCCACACGCCCCCGTTCACGCTGGGCAGCGTGGCGGCCAGGGTGTAGGCGAGCAGATCCTTGTCGATCACGGGATAGGCCCCTAGTTCGGCGAGCCTGCCCTGGATCTTCCGGGTCTGCGTGGTCCAGTCCCCGAACTGGGTCGCCGCGAAGCCGTGGGTCTCGGCCGCGTCGAACAGGGGATCGATCCACCCGTGGACCGTCGTGTCGGCATCCAGATACAACACTGCATCGTCGGTGTCCATTCCCTGCACCAGCTTGATCTTGTCCATGAACTGGTCGCAGTGCCCACGGTAGTCGGGCTCCCGCAGCAGCGCCCACACATCCAACCTCGGGTCAGCCGCGATCTGCTGGGCGATCTTCCATGACTCTTTCCAGCTGTAGAGGTGCACGATCCCCTGCCAGTGCTTCCGCAGTGAGTTGATGCTCACGACGGCATACGGTGCGTGTGCCGGGTGCGAGAGGAGATAGATGACCCTTCGGAGATTCTTTTCCATTCCTATTTGCCCTTCTGTTTTGGAGGCCTCGGGCTGGTGACCAGGACCACCTGCCCATGACCGATCGGTACCCACAGCAGATCGCGGAGGATTCCTAAATAACTCATCAATTTCACATACTCCGACAGCTCCGCGCCGAAGCAGTCCCCGCCCGGGTACGGCAACGTCTGCCGCTCGTCGAGCGGAGAGTAGAACGTCCAGGTCACAAACAGCAGGCCGTCAGGCTTGAGCTGGCCCAACCACCCGCGGACACATTGGAGCGGTTTGATGCTGTGGTCCAGCGAGTTGCTGTAGACCACATCGAACGCCCCAACCCACTCGGGCTTCGTCTTGTGGAAATCCCACTTGATTACGCGTTCCGTATCCTTCGGTTCGAGGTCGGTGCCGACTACCTGGGAGCCCGGCAGGTGCTCCTCGAACAACTTCACCTCGGTCCCACACCGTGCCCCATGGCAGATGATCTGAAGCTCGTGGGCATGTTTGTTCTTTCCCACGTATTCGGCGATCCGTGTGAATTCCAACTCGTTGGCCGATGGCTTGCGGTGGGCCCGCCTCCGCGACCCATGGCACTGGGCCTCGACGTACGCCTCGTAATTGTCCCATTTGTGCAATTTCATTTTTTCCTTCCCTCAAATGACCTGTGGACCAACCGGCATACGTGACAACTCGAAGCGTTCGATCTCCTGTGGGAAACAGCAGAATCGTGGATCAAACAACGACGCCCTCGCATAGAGCATGTCATGCTGTCCCTCGTGGACGCGGTCGGTGTGCGTCCACTGCGCGAAATATCCCACTCCGATCAACAACTGATGAACCGCGACCGGGGAACACCAACCCTTTCCCGGAGGATTGGCCGTGATCTCGACGTTCACCACGTCGAACAGTTTCATCGTTCGACCGGCCCCACGGATCACGGCATCTTCGTTCCCCTCACAGTCGAGCCACAACAACGCACATCCCTTGACGCTGACAATCCCATCAAGCATGCCATCGAGCGTTTCCACTCGTACCTTTTGCTTTTTACAGTCCCCGATCACATCCTTCAACGACGAACCGTCGGCGTGGCGCTTCTTGATGTTGAGTGACGCCTCCCCGGCGTGATCGGAAATGGCCACCTGATACAGCTCGTCGTACCAGCCCTCCTCCTTCGCCATCCGGTAGACGTCGGCGTGCGGCTCGAACCCGATGAACCGAACGCCTGGCCATTCCTCCTTGAGCACGGCGACCTCGTGATGGTTGTAACCCACGCCCACCTGGAGAACAACATCCGCTTGCCACTTGAGTACGTCACA